TATTTTTTAGCGGTGAATGATAATGCTTCACCATATGGATTTGGCAATGGATTGTTTTGAAAATATTCAGTCCTTTCATTTTGATCTTTTATTTTTTGTGCTTCATCAAATATTGATGTCCAAATTTTTTCTAATTCATCAAATTTTTCATTAAATGTTTTTTCAAATTCACTTCCAAATTTTTTAATTTGATCGAATTGATTTTTTGAACTTACACCAACACCTGTTTCAAATATTAAAGGATTTGAAACATTTATTTTTATTTTTAATTTTTTGGAATTTTCATTTCCATAAAAATCTAATGTTTGATTGTTATCCGATAAATAAACACCATCACCCCAAACTCTACCGAATCCTGATTTGTTATTCAAATCAAATCCATTTTTCATTAATGAATCAACATTTGTTGTTTTTGTAACGTGATAAAAATCTTGTTTTAAAATTGAATTTTCCGTTAATTTTTTTGCATCTTGTAATGACATTGATGGATTCCATTTTAATTGATCAATTTTTTCATCCTTTTGTTCCTGATCTCGATTGTATTTTTCCATTTGGGATTTTGTCATTTTGAACGGAATCGCTGAATGTCGGCAATTGTAACCACCACGAAACACCGAAAAGTTTTCAGCGGTTGTTCCGACAATCATTCCTGATCCGTTTGAAAATGCCCACGAAATTTCGTTTGGTAATTCATCCAACAACAACGTTCCCTTATTCACCCAACGAACACATTGCGGACGTGAATCATCAATCAACGATCCAACGTATTTATAAGCATTCAAACCGAATTCACCTGCGATTCGTGAATTCACCTGACCATCGAATTGATTCAACGTATCACGTGCAATTTGTGTCGTGTATTTTTTAAATTGTCCCAACCTCAATTCATCCGACAAAATGAATTGTTTCAAATAGGCTTCCAAATCCGTGATTGTTGCACCTCCGACAATGTTTTTAAAAATGCCTTCTTTCATCGGTTGAATGAATTGTGTCGAAATTCCTGCACCTGTCAAACCATTGATCGTTTGATTGACAACCTGTTTTTGCATCGGGTTGATCAGTTTTTCCAATTCAGCCTCCGACAAATCATTCACATCCTGATGTGCATCGAAATTGAATTGTTTAATCGTATCAAACGAACGCAAATATTCCTTCACCTTTGCCGGATATTTGGATGATTGGATCGCATCCGAAATGATGTCATCCAATTCATTGATGATTTGAACGTTCGTGTCATCGAAAATCGCTTTGCCTGAATCAACGTTCATTTGCAAAACTTTTTTCCTCACGGCATCATAAATCGTTTTCTCGATATTCGAAAACCCATCGATAAACCTGTTGTCGGCATTGTCGATCGCATTCAGTTTTTTTTTCAGGATGTCATCGACCTTCCGTGAAAATCCATCAGCCATTGACGTTCAGATTTGGTTCAACAGGAACAATCGGTTTCGGTGTTCCAATGATACGTGTCGCAATGTCCTGATTGAATCCGTATATTTCCATCAACAACGCAACCGCTGATTCGGGATCGGTGATACCTGATGCAACCGATTGTTGAATTTCAATGATGCCCTGAACTCCTCCGACCGATCCCTTCAAATTCGCTTTCGCTTCGGCTTCACGTTTTTGGATTTCAGCATCGACATTCATTTGTTCACCCCCTGCCAAATCAACAACCTGTTTTGGAATGTACTGATCAACGATCACATTCAAACGTGAATCCATTTCAGAGAATATGACTGACATTTCGTTTTCCAAAAATTCCGTTCCGTTTTCAGCAACGATTTGTGACAACACTTTGAATGCGTAAATTGATTTGATGATGTCATCCTTTTTGATTGTCCCGGATGCCAACATCATCGATTTGTCCTTTGTGTTGATGTGATAAATCGGATCATAGACAACCAATATTTCAACCATTCGTGCAATCGATTTGTTTCCTGAAAAACGTTTCCGTGCCAAATCTTTGGTTGTTTCAACCAAAAACGAAATGGGTGCGTTCTTGTCATTCAACCTGTTTATTTCATCAATCAAATCGTTTTCAGTTTTCATTGAAAACGAAATCGGTTTGACAATCACAGGTGACATCGGATTTGTGACGTTCCGATAACCTTCGATGAACAACAAAGATTTGAAAATGATTTCATCGAAAATGTTGTTGCTGATTTTTGTCAAAACCATAAACGAATCCTCACGATCGATTTCCTTTGCAACACCTGATTGTGCTTCATTGATCGTGTTCAGGTGCAAAGATTCTTCCGCTTTTTTCAATAAGGTTTGCCAAGCATTACCCGAATATTCGATCACATCAACAGGCGGTGACACGAAACGAATCATCGGTTCAGATGATCCCGATCCACCGCCATCTAAAATTGAATTGTTTTTTTCACGTAGAAAAACACCGAATGGGGATCGTGTGATCACACGACCTGTGCCTTTGCACACACGACACGGATGATGTTCCTGATCCTTTTCATTCCAACAAACCCCATCACGACAACCCGGTGCGGAACACGTTTCGGCTACCTCTTCACGATAAGGAAAACAAGTTGTTGTCATAACACCTTGCCAATCGGAATATTGCCTGATTGCTTCGTTTCCGAATGGAACAAATGCGTGAAAATAACTTTCGAAATATTCATTGTCGGTTAGATCGCCACCCAAAACCATAGCAGGAACAACACCCAAATTGTGTTCGTATATTGGAATCAACTGAAATCGTTTTTCCTTTGATGTTCCGATTTGTATGTGTTTGTAATACCCGGTTTCAGTCAACGAATAATAAACCAAACCTGATTGTTTTGATTTTCCGTTTTCATAAATTTCTGAATGTTCATTTTCATCCAACCAAACAATCACATCATCATCGACAAATTTGATTTGCCATGAATAAATCAAAATCGGTTTGACTTCGACTTTGATTGATGAATCAACCAAACCTTCGCCTGTCGGAATCCAAATCAAATATCCGTTCGGATCTTCGATCATTCGCCTGACAACGTATTTTTGAACATAGGAATAAAAATATTGTCCATCAAATTTTTTCGTTGACAAATATTCATTCAATTCCTCTGACACCTGAATTGAAAAATTAGCCGATCCAAAAATCCGATACAATTTATCGATCGCACGATTCATCGATCCTTTCGTGATCGGTTCATAAATTGATAAACGATATTTTTGAATTTCGGGATCTTCGTTCGGTCTTCGGGATGTCAGGATTTCACCGGGATTGCGACCACGTGTGTGAACAAACATCGTGTCACGAACACGATTCCAATCATCCCAATGTTTTGGTTTGTCAATCTTTGACAAATTATCATTCAAATATACGATGTCAATCATTTTGTTTTTTATTTACACGAATAAGTTTTTGAACAATCAACCTTCCTGAATGAAACATCAATGAACCATTGGTTCCCGACTTCATTGTTTTTCGGGATTTCCCCATCGACAACATATTCAATTCCATCAACGAAAACGTTTTCGGCATTCATCAAATTGGCGATCAATTTTGCGACACGTTGTGGAATGCGATTCGTTTTCAGAATCCAATTTTCATTCAATTGTGACGTTGTTGTTTTCAATTTTGTTCCAACGAATTCTTTTGTGATTTCGAATGATGTTTGTTCGAACGCACCTTCGACACGATATTTGTTTTGGAATGCGAAAATGTTTCCGTTTCCGACCTGTTGCGTTCCATAGTAATATGAAAAACAATCACGATCAGGATAAACACCTTCCAATAATATCGTTGTTTTTTCAAGCGGACACGGATTGAAAATGTATGGTTCAGAACAAAAACAATATTCAGTCGGCAACCCAACATTGAAACAAAATTCCAAAACGAAACAACCTTTGCCGTTTGGAAATTGTGTCAACAAATCGATGTATAATTGTGTCGTGTCGATTTGAATCATTTGGATGTTTTTCCACGTTGTGTTTCCTGAATAATCCGTGATCGGGAACACACCGACAAACGTGTTGATTGCGTAATCAGTAATTGAAACAGGATTCCCGCCTGATTCCAAGTATTGACCATTGCAACAATCTTTGATATATCCATCAACAAAACCGCCTGATCCCCACCCATAGGTGAATGATCCGTTCGGATCGTTTCCATTCAATGAATCGATTTGTTGGAATTGGAAAAACATCGATTCACCGGGATTCACGATGTTGAAATACGGCAAATCGTTTCCGCACAAATTACAATTCCACGAATCATCGCATTCACACAAAACCAATCCATTGTTCACAACGGCATTGTCACAAATCCCGCCACCACATTGAATGATTTCAATTTGACCGCAAACAATCCGTGATGATGAATCAGCCAATTCACACGTTGTCGAACTGACATCGCAAAAAACCTCATTCCCTAATTGATACGAATCGAAATAAACGGACATTGTTTTGTTTTTTTAAACGTGATACAAACCACACAATTGATATTTTCCGACAGGCAATGACGTTAGATCAACGTAAAATTGAGCCGATCCATTGAACACATTCGACACGTTGTAGATTGGTATTGATGACAATTGAATCATTCCAATTGGGGATGCGATCGGATCGGATTCCTGCAAATTTTGGATGCCGTATGGATATGGATCAAGGAATGCGATGAATTCACCAACCAAATCAGGTGTCACGTTGTCTTGCATTGTGACAATCAAATAATCAAATTGCCCTTCACAAAACTGACCTGTGATTGTGACGGGCGGATTCGTTCCTTTGACACCTTCAATGATCAATGGTTTGAACAACGATGGAAATGGATTCGGTGTTGTTTCAAAATCGATTGGATGAATCTTATTCACATAAACCAAATTTGCGATGAACGTTGTCGGAAACAATGATGACAAATCAAATCTGAACACGTATTCAAAATAAATATCCTGATCCGCCCAATCATAATTGATTCCATTTGTGGAAACATAGGTGTTGCCTAATGCACCCGCAGGGATTCGATTCATCGGTGTCGCATTGTTTGAAACAAACACCTGTGATCCGGGCAAAGGATTGTTTTCATATCTGACACGTCCGTTCCATTCGACATCGAATGTCAAACCTGATTCGGCACAAATCAAATTCGATGACAAATTGTTGAAATTGTTCGGATAACCCGGTGTTCGTATCGATTGCAATTGATCGAACATAAAATATGTCGATTGTCCCGCAATTGGGAAATTGTCAACCTTTCGATAAATGTTCAATTTGATGTCAGTCAAATATGTTGTCCAATCAATCAATGCGGGATTCCATCCATAATCCTTCAAACAATTTCCAAAATCGCCTGAATCCACATTCAACGTGTTTTTCAAACGTTCCTTCATTGTCGGACTGAAACACGAACCTGAATATTTGTTGTGATAATCGTACCAAAATGATGTGACATCCATAGGACAACAAATTTCGTTTCCGGGTATTTGTGTCACCGCATATTGTGATGATATGAATGAATTAAGAATATACGTTCCTGAATCGTAACAAACGGCAATGATGTAATATTGTCCCGATGGATTCAAATTGATTCCAACGTATGCTGAACTCCCACGTGTTAGGTGCAATCAATGTCGGTGCGACTGATGGCGAAAACAAATTGTTGTCGATCAAACCAATCAATGGATTGGTTGTGATTTCACCACGTGATGAATCGTAATTTTGAACGAACGTCACCGAATCATCGAATTGTGATCCATCGATAACCCAAAACAAAACGTTTGTCAACGTGCCTGAATAATTCACTTTGAATTTCACCTGTGTTTTCAGAATCGTTGACAGGTTGTTCACCAATGTCGCATTCCTGAACAATGTGAATTGTGGACTTGTCATTTCGGATGCACTTGCATACAATCCTTGATTGTAGAATCGTGCCGTGATCGACATCGATTTTGTCGTGTAACATTCAAAATTTGTGTATTGTGTCGGATTTGTTCCGGGAACGGCAACCAAATTGTTCGGATCGGAAATGTAAATCAACACACACAATTGTTTGTTGATATTATAAACTGACTGAACAACGTTTGTCAAATCCGTTGGTGCTGAAATATGGTTTTTCAACAACTTCTTTTGATTCGGCAACGTATTTGAATCGATCCAATTTTCAATGTCAGCGATCAAATAGAATTCTAAATTGATCACGAATTCATAATTGTTCAGAATGTCAATGTATGCTGAAATATTTTTTTGTGAATTGGCATTCACACCCGCACCAAACAATTGCATTGGAATTCCTGTTGTTCCAATGTCACCTGTTTGGAACACATACGACCAACCCGCAGGGGGCGGTGAACCGATTGTCGATGTTCCATAAAGATTCGCAAAATTGCAAATCACATCGAACAAAACAGGGTTGAAATAAATGACCGCCCCATCAGCCAAAAATCCGAAATCATATTGAAAATGCAATTGCAAAATTTTCTTTTCGCCAATCGCACCATATTGATAAATTTGTCCAACACCATTGTCGCAAAAATCAAACGTTGCCGGGATGTAATTGTTTTCGGTCAACAATTGAGCGGATATGCAATTCACACCGCAATCGTTGCAAGTCACAGGAATGACATTGACAATGATGTCAGTCGTGCAGGTGCAAAAATCCAATGTCAATGAACACGAATCCGGATAAGTTATTGCCGGGCAAAATGTCCAATGAATGGTTGATGTTTGTTGTGGTGGAATTTGAAATTGTGCTAATGGTTGCAACACACCATTCAAATAGTATTCCGGTGGATTTGTTCCGAATATGATGTCACACGTATCATTCATACGAACCTCATATGATAATGCCAACGGATTTTCAATACTTAATGAAACAGGTTGCAATTCGTTGCAATCATTTTTGCACGGATACCAATTTATTTCAGTCGGCAAATATGAAATGTCACAGGCAATCGGTTCTAAATCGTAATAAAAATTATGGTTTGCACCTGCCTGTGTTTGAATTCTCAAATTCCCTTGAATCGGGTTTCCGTTGCATTCACAAATTGAAACAACGACTTTGATTTCATTGTAAGGTGTTAATGTGATATTGTAGGGCAACGATCCCCCTGTGAATGGAACACCATCGAATGAAACAACCGATGATCCACAATCCAACAATCCATTTTCCAACCAATCAATTTTTGTCACCACGTGATTCGGTTCACCCGGTGACAACTTCAAAGTGAATTCAGCCAATCCACAACAATTCTCATAAAATTCGTTTATGGCTAAAGGCGATTCAACTAAAAGTGATTGTGCTAACATTTTGCTAATTTATTATTTTAAACAATACCTGAAACCTGAATTGTCCTGTTTTTGAAATCAATTGATAATTCGTTCACCAATCCGTTGACCACATTTCCGCCCTTAACCAATCGAATCGTTTTTTCAAACGAAAACGAATTGTATTGTGTGCAATCAAAACGGAATGTGAATTTGAATTCAAAATTTGTTGCACCCGGCAAACGTGGATCATCGATGTAATGAAACAACGAATACAAATTATTTTGCCGACCTTCCCAAAACCACATTGGATAATTGAAACGTTCATCAGGAGGGATGTAAATTGAACCACCAATGAACGTATCGGAATAATTATTTTGAACCTCCCCATTTGATATGGGATTGTAGATCAAAAATTTGTAATTGAAAAACGTATGTTGGTTGATCAACAAAACCTTGTCATAAGATGAAAACGCACCGCCAAACAAAACGTTGATGATACCACCTAATGCGTTTTCCATAAACGTGAAAACATCCGTGTCGATTCCGTCTTCACGATGTCGTGCGGGGGATGCGGGGATGCTCAATGTATATTCACCCGCCTGTGATGAATTATAAGGAACGTTCCAATCAATGATGTCATTGTAACGTGATTTCGCTTCATTGCCGATGTAATCCTGTGCATCTAATTGATATTCGAAACGTCCGAATGAGAAACGTTCCTTGTCGATCCAATTGAAACAAATCGTGTCATCAACGATGTCACCCTGATTCAACAATTGTTCCGTGTCGATCCAATTCACATTCGTGTTGAAATAATCTTTGCGTTCAAACGTCAATACCCCATTTGCGACACGATAATCGGCATTGAATATCGGTTTCAAATATTGATTCAGATATGTTTCCAATGTTTCGACAGGGCGGTTGTCATCAATCACGGAATAATTGGTTGAATTTTTCGCACGTCCTTTTTTGATTTGTGCCGATGTCATCACCAAATTGTAATATAACGATGATGGGTTGTTCAGGATCGATGATTGAAAATTCAAACCGCATTTGTCACAAACGTTTTTGATGTAATCACGAACATAGGGTGATGGGTGAAAACGTCCGCAGGGGATCAACAATTCATTCAATTGATTGTAGATTTGAAATACGTTGTTGATCAACGTCACAGGGTTTGTGAATGGGGTGTTGCAATTTGGCGAATTGCACCCTATCAATGGAATGTCGCAAATGAAATCGATGACCTGACAAATCACATAAATGATCGCAATGATCGGAATCAACGTTGTCAATATACCGATCAGGATTCCAAAAAAAATGTAATTCAAAATCGCAGTCAAAAAAACCAAAACGTATTGAAAAAATTCAGGACGTGATTCGATGCAATACCGAATGATCGGGTGTTGTTTGACTGATGAAAATCCGTTCCAATCATCCCAAATGATCGTTGATTTGATGCAATTTATTTGTGCATCATCCTCTACAACGTTTGCGGTTATGAAACAACCGGGTTCACACCAATCGATTGCGTCACCGAAAATGAATCCATCGAACACAGGATTTCCTTTGCAACAATCATCATAAATTTTGATTGCAACCTTTTTTGAAAACCCTGTCGGATCATCGATCAGGATCGTTTTCAATATTTGATACCCATCATCGTAGAACGTCAATTCAGATGAAAACGATTTCGCCAATCGACCTGATTCATCCGACCTGCGAATTGTAACGGAAAAACTTTCAACCCCATCGATCCGACCTGTGATCAATGTTCCGTTCAATTCAATTTTCATTGTTGACATCGGTTTCCTTTTTTATCGTGCTTTGTTTCGGATTCGGTTTTGTTTGTATTGCAATGTTGAAACGATTCCGTGAATGCCACGTTCATCGATCGACAACGACATTCCTTTTTGTTCCCGGATTGCCTTTTCAATTCGTGTCAGTTTTTCATCCATCCCGGCATTCTGAACAACCAACACCTTTGATGACATTCCATTTGTGATGAATGGATCACGACCTTTGTGGATGTCTTCAAACAACGACCTGTATTTTGTCGTTTTCTCTTTTGTGAAAACGAATTCGCCTTTGTGAACAACACCCGCAGGTTCATATTTTCCACCCTCACCTGTAAATCCACCTTCGGCAAAACCACCACCTGCGGATTGTGCCAATGCACGTGCTTTGATGAATCCCGCAGTCAACGCAATGATTGTCGATGCGATCGTGAAAGGTGCTAATGCACCCCCATCACGTGCCGCCTTTGCGATTGCCAATGCCGAATTGAATGCCAATTCAACGAATGCCAATGCCTGTTGTTGTCGAACGAAATTCGCACGTTGGCGGTTCAATTTATCCAATCGTTCCTCCTCCAATTGCAACAATTCCGCATTCCCTTTTTCCGCAATTTCCTTTGCACGTTCAACACGTTTTTCCTGTGATGATATTGCAACCTCCGTTTGTCTTATTTGTGCATCGATCACGGAATTGATCAATGCTAATGTTTCCTTTGTGACATCCTGATAACCCTGCAAAATTTCATCGTTTGCCTTTTTACTTGCATCGACTGCGGTTTTCGCCCCATCGACATTCAATTTGTCGATTTTGTCCTGTGTTTCTTTTTTCTCTTTCAGGATGTCTAACGAAGCCTGATCCTCGATCGCTTTTATTTCCAAAGCGGTTTTCCCTTTGACATTTTTTTCCGCCTTCGCATTGGTTTCGATTTGCAAAATCCGTTCATTGGATTCACGTTTCAACGAATCGATTGTCAACAATTTATTTTCATTCAATTGTTTCAATATCGAATCACGTTGTTTTTTGGTTGATGCCTTTGACAAACGTTCATTCAATTTGTCATTTTCCAATGCGATTTGTTCCTGAATGATTTGTTCATCCAATATCCTTTGTTCAGATGCGATTTTTCCGATTTCCAATTTCGCTTTCAGATCACGTTGATCGTAATCCCTTTTGATTTTCAAAATTTCCTTTTCCTGATCGGATTGGATTTTCAATGCAGTCAATCGTTTGATTTCATCGAATTGTTTTTGCACACCCGCAGTCAACGTTCCCTGTTCACGTGCGTTTTCGATTTCACGATCGATGTCGGCTTCGGCACGTTTTTGTTTCAACGCATACAAATCATTCACCTGT